AACAATGACATAAACGCATCGTATGGTGTTATGCCGTTAGTGGTGGGTGACATGTCAGGAGTAGGTGGACTTAACTCAGAAGGTGAGCAGATTACTATATTTGATCGTACAATACGAGAAACACAGCGTTGTGTAGAGTTAGGCTTGATAAGGCCGTTGCTAAAGCTTATGGATATTTCTACTTGGACAGTTAGGTTTAACGACATTAACGAAAGAAACGAGACACAATACTTAAACAACATGAATCTAAAAGCACAAATCATTACACAGTTTCAAAATTCAGGTATTGATGTGGACTTAGGGGAGGATGGAGAATTAGTACTACCGAAGTCAGCAGAGAAGGTAAGGCAGGACTTTCTAAAGCGTTCCGAGGAGTCGCTGGAGGAAGCGGAGCCAAGCAAGCATCTCTCTACATTGACCGAGCTTTACGAGACCTCCGAGCTGTCTTAACCAGAGAGTTTCAAAGTCTTAAAAGTATAGACAACGTAGTTGAGCTTAGAGAGGTAGTGTCAGAGATAACTCTGATGATTTCTAAACAATTACGAGAAGCTATAGAGGATGACGTAACAGATGCTTATCTAAACGGTGCAAGATCTGCTTATGCAGATTCACCAGGGCTTGGTAAACAGTCGTATAGTCGTGACGAGTTTGACTTTGAGGACATAAGGATTTTACAAACTAGTGGGCCTCTTGGGTTGGCGTTAGGTAACTTTGAGCAAGAACTAAACACAGAGATGAACAAAGTAATTTTTGAGGCTGCTGCACTTAACGTGCCAATGACAACAATGGTAGATCAGGTAAGAGGAGTCGCTAACACACAAGCTTGGAAGCTTGGTAGGATAGCACGTACAGAGATGTTAAATGTGTTTAACGAAGGCAGATTTAGAGGGTATGCAAAAGCAGAAGATTTACTAGAAGAACGTTTTAAGTATAGCTTACAGATTATAAACGACAACAGAACATGTGGGGCACATCAAGAGTTAAGTGGCAGGATCCCAGCAGGCGGCATGTTTTTAGATGATCTCATAGAATTGCAACAAGCAATAGGAGCTAAGTATAATTTTAGGCTTACAGGGAAAGCCTTATTACATCCAAACCAAAGAACCGTTTTAGTGATGGTAAGATGAGTAGAATGCCCGATCATATAAAAATTTATATTTCTAATGATAAGTATGGACATCACGGAAATGGTGGCAGAGACAAAAAAGATAAAGAATTTTGGAATTGGTGGGACAGTTTGTCAGATTACGAAAAAGAGCAGGAGAAAGGACGATGAGTGGAAGTTGTAAAAAATGCAGATTAGGGCCGATGTCTGTGCATGTATTGCCAAGTGGGTTATGTCAAGCATGTCAGTCAGAAATAGAATGGAAACGTGGGCCGCATATTGTAAGACAGCAGAAAATGCAGAAAGCTAAATACGATCATTTTAAGAAAGGTGAAAAGTATATAAAACGTAAATGGAAAGAAAAGTACGGTGACGATAGTGTAGAAGCTGTATTAGAATACAAGTAATGGTTAAGATAACAATAGACTTTGATCCTAATTTACAAAAAGCTATTGAAGATTTTAATTTAATGTCAGATTCTATTATGGATGTTACAGGAGATGCTATAGAAAAAACAGCAACAGAAATGCGTGATGAAATTGTGCTAGCAATGAATCAACCATATCCACAAGGTATTGGAAGTAACAGAGCACTTAAAAATTCTATAGAAGTAAGCGGTGAAAAAAATGCAGATAGTGGTTCTGCTCTATTTTATGTTGGCACATCGTTGCCTTATGCAGATACCGTAGAGTATGGAATGGGTCCACATGGATCTGGTACTGGTGACGGTTCTTTTATTGACAGTATAATAGAATGGACTGAGCGTGTATTAGGTAAAGGTAAGAAAGATGCGTATGCAATAGCAGATCATATACGTGACAATGGTATACAGCCTAGGCCATATTTTAGAAAAGCAGTAGTAAAAAAAGCTCCTGAATTTAAATTGATTTGGTCAGCTATGTTAGCAGAAAGGCTAGAAGCTGAGTTTGAAAACCTAACATAGTGACACACACCTTTGTTTCCACTGGAACTGTTACAAGGTATCTTGTTATTTTTTTTTTAGTTTTTAGAGGGGTACGACGGCTTATTAGCTATATAAGATATTTTCTTTCTTATATAATAAAAGTTCCAGTGGAAATGAAGGTGTCTGTCTCTCTCCGAAACTGTGTAAAACTTTAATAATAATAATCTTAGAATAGGGTTGTGGCAGTACGCACTATCTTTAAAGAAAACGAGAATGATACAGGTTGGATAGTCTACAGGCCCGAATGGTATAATGAGAGAGTTATGGAAACATATATCTCTGCACCAATCATAGATAAACAAAACGACAAGATCCCTACTGAGACAATAAAAGAGTCTATGGATTTTTACATGAAGTATGGAGTATATTCATATAGACATGAAGAACAACCAATAGGATTACCATTAGCTTATAAAATAAAAAACGGTAAAGTAAAAGTCAGAGTAGGAATACATGATAAATTATCCATGCACAACAAAGTATGGAAGGAGATTCAAGAATTTGGCTCTACAGGAGCCAGTAGCATTAGGGGTGAAGCAATGGATCAGGAGAAAGTTTGTGATGAAGATAGCTGCCACAATCAAATCAACGAACTAGATCTCTGGTCTGTTTCTTGGGTAGGAGACAATCCTGCTAACCCCGAAGCTACTGTTAGACAAGTAGCAATGGCCAAAGCTAAATCTACAGTACAAGTAACACTTGACGAAGTAGAAAGTATGGTTGAAAAAATCATAGAGCGTAAGAATGGTAAGTATTGTCTTTTTGCTAAAAAAGATAGAAAGCTACTAGGCTGCCATGATACTAGAGAAGGGGCTGTAAGGCAGGAAAGGGCTATACAAGCACGTAGATACAGCAAATCTAAAGATATACTAGATGACATACTTAAAAGCATAAATATAGTAAAAGCAGCAGACGATCCAAAAACACCAGCAAAGCCTAGCGAAAGAAGAAGAGGCAGTACAAGGAACCCTAGAGGATCTGCTGGTGCAACTCGTGGTGGTATAAAATTAAGTGCTGCCAATATTAAGACATTAGAGAATTACAGAGATGAACACAACAAAAAAGTTGGTGATGCTAAAGGGAAAAAGGCTAACCTTGGTGCACTAAAAGCAGTGTTCCGTAGAGGTGCGGGTGCGTTCTCCACGAGCCATCGTCCTAGCGTACGTAGCCGAGATCAGTGGGCATTAGGTCGTGTTAAAGCATTCTTAAGACTACTAAGTTCAGGTAGGCCTTCAAATCCTAAGTATACTACAGATTACGATTTATTACCTGCTGGTCATCCCAAGTCTACTAAAAAAGAAATGAAAACTTTAAAGGTAAAACCACCAAAAGGGCATCATTGGATGGCATACAAAGATGGTCCAGTACTTATGGTAGGAGATTATGCACCACATGAAGGTGCAGTTGAGGCATTTGAGTTTGAAGTAATAGAAGAACACGATGACTCTAGGCTTGTTAAGGCCGAATATCAGGGCAGGAAGGTTGAGTTAAACAAACCTTTTCGGTTAAATGACGGCAAAAAAAAATTTGGCGTATATGTAAAAAATGACAAAGGCAACGTAGTACAAGTAAAATTTGGAGATCCTAAGTTAGACATAAAAAGAGATGATCCAGAAAGGCGTAGAAACTTTAGAGCAAGACACAACTGTGACAACCCAGGTCCTAAGTATAAGGCAAGATATTGGTCATGTAGGATGTGGAGTAGCAAAAGAGTATCTGACATACTAGGTAAAGGTACAATGACTACAGTAAGTACAGAATCACTTAAAAAATCAAACGATCATCTAAATGACATAATGCAAATGTTAGAAAAAGGAGTTACAGTTTCTAAAAAGAAAACACCAGGTAAAGTATGGTTTGAAAATTGTTTGGCTAATGTAAGAAGATTAGAGACAATACCAAAACGCAGACAGGTAAGAGATGATAGGGCTTTTTGTTCAGAGTTATGGTATAATCCAGGTAGGTTTGATCAAACGTACAAGAAACCAGACGGTAGTTCGGGTAGAACGTCAGGTATGCAGTTTAGGTTAGATATGGGAACATCTACAGGCCCAAGTGGCTTAAGAGGTTACTAATTCCGAAATTAAAAAAGTCTTTATATATAATCCGTTCCAAATAGTAGTCATGTCAAGTTGCACATGTGGAACGCATGAATCGGACGCATCTGA